AAAATACAACGTTTGATGCACCCAGTTGACATAACTGACGTAAAAGAGGTCAAAGTTAACGGCGAAACAGTTGATTTAGACGCAGAATTAGGGCCAGAAGAGCCCGAAAAACCAGCCGAAAACAGCGAAAAACCCGAAGAAAATTGGGATTAAATGAGCGAATTTGACGAAATTTCACAAGAATTAAACGATCCACTAGCGTCATTAACTGATGCAGAACTAGACTTTTTGGTCCAAAATTTGGACGAATTTGATGATAATGATGCTTTAGAGCTCGATATTGTGCTCGATGAAATAGATAAAAGAAAAAGTTCTAAGGCTTGTCGTGATGATTTGATTGAGTTTTGTAAAAAAATGCAACTAGATTATAAGGTTGGTAAGCATCACCGGATTCTGGCAGACCTGCTGATGGATATTGCAGACGGTAAAAAGAATCGCATCTGCGTGAACATACCGCCTCGTCATGGTAAATCCCAGCTTGTGTCAATCTATTTCCCAGCATGGTTTTTAGGTAAATACCCTGATAAAAAAGTGTTGATGGTATCCCACACTACTGATCTTGCTGTGGACTTTGGACGAAAAGTAAGGAACATAATTGATAACCCGGTCTATCACACAATATTTCCAACGGTCAATCTTGCGCAAGACAATAAATCTGCTGGTCGCTGGAATACTAATCGTGGTGGGGAATATTTTGCTTGCGGTGTTGGCTCAGCTCTGGCGGGTAGGGGAGCGGACTTATTACTGGTGGACGACCCACACAACGAACAAGACATTATTAACGGCAACTTTGACGTTTTTGAAAGAGCATATGAGTGGTTTACTTATGGTGCTCGTACTCGTCTTATGCCTGGTGGTCGTGTAGCAATTGTTCAAACTCGTTGGCATCAAGATGATCTGAGTGGTAAAGTTGTTAAAGACATGACTCAGAATGAGGAAGCTGACCAGTATGAAGTTGTTGAATTTCCAGCTATATTCAACGAGAACACACCTGAAGAACGGGCTTTATGGCCTGAGTGGATGCCTTTACCCGCTCTGCGTCAAACTAAGGCCTCTATGCCTGTGTTCCAATGGAACGCCCAATACCAGCAAAACCCCACCAGCGAAGAAGCCTCCGTTGTCAAACGAGAGTGGTGGAATTGGTGGAAACAAGATAACCCACCCCAGTGTGAATACATCATCATGTCCCTTGACGCTGCAGCCGAAATTAACAATCGAGCTGACTTTACAGCGTTAACTACGTGGGGTGTGTTTATGAATGAAGAGAATGGGGCTTACAACATTATCTTGTTGAACAGCATTAAAAGGCGTATGGAGTTCCCTGAATTAAAAGACTTATCTTACCGGGAATACGAAGAGTGGCAGCCAGATGCGTTTATTGTTGAGAAGAAATCTGCAGGTACTGCGTTGTATCAAGAATTAAGAAGAACGGGAATGCCCGTACAAGAATATACCCCACACAGGGGTTCTGGTGATAAACTGGCAAGACTAAACAGTGTAGCAGATATTATTCGATCTGGATTATGTTGGGTTCCAGAAACTCGCTGGGCTGAAGAGGTGGTTGAAGAGATTGCAGGATTTCCGTTTATGAGCCATGATGACTTGGTGGACTCAACGGTAATGGCACTAATGAGGTTTAGGAATGGGGGCTTTATACGCTTACCAAGCGATGAGCCAGATGAAATACAGTTTTTTAAGCAGAAACGCAAAGCGTACTACTAAGGATAAATTATGGCAATTGATAAGGCACTTTATTCAACCCCACAGGGTATTGATGAATTAGCTGCACAAGAATCTCCGGTGGAGATTGAAATTGAATTAAGCGAAGACCCATACGAAGAAGCGATGGAGACGCCCGAAGAAGAGGCGCATGAAACCGAATTTAACGAAAACCTTGCAGAGTATTTAACTGAAGGTGAGCTGACTCAATTAGCTGGTGATCTAGTAAGTGACTTTGATGATGACATCGGTAGTCGCAAAGAATGGATACAAACTTATGTGGATGGTCTAGAACTTCTGGGCCTTAAAATTGAAGAACGAGCTGAGCCTTGGGAGGGCGCCTGCGGTGTATATCATCCACTCCTAGCAGAAGCATTGGTTAAATTCCAAGCCGAAACCATGATGTCTATCTTCCCAGCGATGGGTCCAGTAAAGACACTCATTATTGGTAAAGAGACACAAGATAAGAAAGAAGCTGCTGAACGTGTTCAAGATGACATGAACTATCAGTTGACTGAAGAGATGCCTGAGTATCGCCCTGAAACTGAGCGTATGCTCTGGGGCTTGGGCTTAGCTGGTAATGCGTTTAAAAAAGTTTACTATGACACGGCACTTAAGCGTCAGGTAGCAATGTATATTCCTGCAGAAGATATTGTCGTTCCATACGGCGCTTCTGACTTGGCATCCTCGCCACGTGTAACCCACGTGATGCGCAAAACAGAGAATGAACTTAAGATCTTACAGGTTAACGGGTTCTATCGTGATGTAGACCTAGGTGATCCACAAACTTCACTAGATGAAGTTGAGAAAAAGATCGCTGAAAAACTTGGCTTCAGAGCAACAACAGATAGCAGGTATAAAGTTCTTGAGATGCACGTGGACTTAGACTTACCTGGTTTCGAGGACAAAGACGAGGACGGACACCCTACGGGGATTGCACTTCCTTATGTTGTAACCATCGAGAAAGGAACGAGGAATGTTCTATCTATTAGACGTAATTGGCAAGAAGGTGATGCAACTCATAAGAAGCGTCAGCACTTCGTGCACTACGGGTATATTCCCGGTTTTGGTTTTTACTGTTTTGGTCTCATCCACCTTATTGGCGCTTACGCTAAAAGTGGCACTTCCATTATTCGTCAGCTGGTCGATGCAGGGACACTATCCAATTTGCCTGGCGGCTTTAAGACCCGTGGGTTGCGTGTTAAAGGAGACGACACTCCAATTGCCCCCGGTGAGTGGCGGGATGTGGATGTGCCCAGTGGAGCCATGCGTGACAACATCATGCCGTTGCCTTACAAGGAGCCAAGTCAAGTCCTTGCTGGGTTGATGGATAAAATCATTGAGGAAGGTCGTCGCTTTGCAAATACAGCAGACCTTAACCTCAGTGATATGTCAGCTAATGCTCCAGTAGGAACAACGCTAGCAATTTTAGAACGTACGCTCAAAGTGATGAGTGCAGTACAAGCACGTATTCACTACTCTCTTAAACAAGAACTTAAGATGCTCAAGCGAATCATCGCTGAGTACGCACCAGAGGACTATGATTATGAGCCAGTTGAAGGTTCACGTAGGGCGAAAAAAGCAGACTACGATAACGTCGATGTCATTCCAGTCAGCGATCCTAATGCGAGTACGATGGCGCAAAAGATCGTTCAGTACCAAGCAGTATTTCAATTGGCTCAAGGCTCGCCCCAGCTTTTTAACATGCCTCTCCTCTATCGCCAGATGCTCGATGTACTGGGGATTAAGAATGCACAGAAACTCGTTCCGATGGACGAAGACCAGAAGCCGACAGATCCAGTTACGGAGAATCAGAATATTCTGATGCTTAAGCCTTCCAAGGCATTCCAGTATCAAGATCACCAAGCTCACATCACAGTCCATATGAGCGCTATGCAAGACCCTAAGATAGCAATGTTGCTACAAAATAACCCACAGGCACAACAGATTCAAGCTGCCATGATGGCGCATATTAATGAGCACTTAGGCTTTGAGTATCGTGTTCAGATTGAGCAACAACTTGGCGCAGCATTACCAGCTCAGACAGACGAGACTGGCGAGCCAATACCAATGGACCCACAAGTAGAAGCACAACTTGCTCCGTTACTTGCACAAGCGGCTCAAAAACTACTACAAAATAACCAAGCTCAAATGCAACAACACCAAGCGCAGCAACAAGCGCAAGATCCGTTGGTACAGATGCAGCAACAAGAGTTGGCTATTAAGCAACGTGCCCAACAAGCACAAGAGCAAAAAGACCAAGCCGAGATTCAGATTAAGCAACAACAGCTTGAGTTAGAGCACTTACGCATTACGACAACAGCACAAACTGCTATGAAGACAGCCGATTTGAACGCAATGTCTAAGGCAGCAGATATCCACAACGAGCAACGTGGACGTCGTATGGACCATGCATTTGAGGCAGTAAAAACTATTGCTGACCACGAGCATGAACGTAAAGCCCACATGCAAGACCAC